AGATGAATCACCTATTAATCCTTATGACTTCTGGGAAGGCGCAGACTTTAAGATTAAAATCAGAAAAGTCGAAGGCTGGGTAAACTATGATAAATCAGAATTTGCCACACCGAGTTCCTTATACGAAGGCGACGAAGCAAGACTAGAAGAGACTTATGGTCAACTTCATAATTTACAGGACTTTTTAGACCCTAGTAATTATAAAACATACGACGAACTAAAATCTAAATTAAATAGAGTATTAGGAGTCGATGCTGGAATGGTTGAAACAGACCCATTTGCAAATGTTACACCTACTGCAGACGCACCTGGTATGACAGAAGCTGGGTCAGCAATGGAGACTGCATCAGCAGAAACATTTGGCCAACCCATACAGGAAGAAGCAGAAGATGATACATTAAGTTATTTTGCTAAACTAGCCAAAGAAAATTAAAATCTGAGAGATTTTTTTTCGGAGGGGTACTGAGGTGCCCCTTTTTTTTATCTGTCTACTTGAAGTGAGTCAGTAACTTGATTTGTGTTATTTGTAATTAAGATTGTGTCTCCACCTTTAACAGTATCTCCACCTCTTTGTGCGATGGTTGTATTACCACCTGATGATGTTTCTGGTATTTTAAGTATCGCATTTTCAACCGAAAGTGTATTAACAACCATACCCTCGATTGGACTTGGGGCAGACATTGATACAGTAGCAGTACTCATATCTAATGAACCTCTTAATTTGGTTATTGTTTCCACTGCTGCATCCATATCAGCTTGCATATTTTTAATACCAACTAACTCAGTCCCTCTAAATCCTAGGAATCCACCAGTCTTACCACCTTCGAATGCAAGTTCAAGTGTTTGTGCTGCATTAAATAATTGTTCAGCAAATTCCTCTGCGTCAAAATCTAGGTTTACATTAGAGAAACTATTTAATGCATCTGCAAAGTCTTGGAATGCATCAGCACCTTTTTGTACTGTTGCATGATTTTTACCTAATTCAATTGCCTGGTCAATAGGGTTTTTTGAACCAGTTAAAAATGAAACAATACCTGCACCTAAATCAGCTAATGCATTTGCACCTTTACCACTAGCAAATGCCGCCAAACCTTTACCAAGTTCAATTAAAGCACCAGACGCACCTTTTGTTCTTTCTATAGATGCGTTATCCCCAATAAGTAAAAGTGTTTCAACTTCTTCCTTAATGTCCTCTGCAAAGTTATCACCTGCAGTAAATTTGGTAAATGCATCAGCAATTCCTGAACTTGCCTTACCTACTGAAAAGGCAACCAAACCAGCTGATAGACCACCCATTACAGCAATAAATTTAGCAGTGTCAAATCCAATACCATCTAATTTGGTAATAGATAGTAATGTTTCAACCTCGTCTTTTATATCTTGTGCAAAATTTTCCCCTTGGAATGTGGTAAGTGCATCTCCTATACCCGAAGCAGCCTTTCCTATAGCAAAGGCAACTAAACCTAAGCCTAATCCACCCATTGTAGCTACAAATGTGGCAAGACCACCTTCCCCTAATTTTGCACCTGGTAAATTTGGTATTGTTAATAATGTTGCAACTTCTTTTACTATTGGGTCGGCAAAATTATCACCACTTGTGAATTTAGTAATTCCTTCGGCAACTCCAGCCCCTGCTTTACCTATAGCGAATGCAGCTAAACCAATGCCTAACCCAGTCATTGTGGCCACGAATGCGGCTGTGCCACCTTCGCCTAAACCAGCTCCTGGTAATTTTGTAATACCTAATAATCCTTCGACATTGTCTGAAATTTTAGTTACAAAATCAGGACCTGCAAATTTATCTACTGCAGCTGCAACTCCTGTACCAACACTTAGCGCAGCCAAACCTAAACCTATACCACCAAGAGCAAGTGCGAGGGAACCGCCATCTTTTAATAATTCTTTATTACCCCCTGCTTGTTCATTTATGGCTAAAAGTTTAGTTACCTGACTTCCTATTTTGTCAACATCCATGTTTTCGAATGTTTCGATTAATTTTGGAGCTTGTGAAATAACTGCAGCAATACCGAAGCCTATCCCTGCTGCGGCAATACCTACGCCTTGAAGTATACCACCTATTTTACTACTAATACCGTCTTTATTGTTTGCAGTTTGACTTGCAGTTTCTCTTCCTGTTTCTTTTGGTAAGTTTCTTAACTCATCACGAATCTCTTGAAATATTCCCATTCGCTCAGAACTATCTTCCATACCTTGAAGCGATTGTGAATCAATCATGTCCTGGAAGTTTTCAAACCCAAATACCGTACGCGCTTGAAAGTCATTCATGACCTTCTGCATGTTTTTCATCTCTAATAAATGACGCCTTGTATTACGGCCATCAATCTCAATTTTGGCAGTCGATTTATTATTCGACTCCATTACCTCAATTAATTTAGCAAAATCTGTTTTACCTGGCCCCGGCTTTTTTGGTTTTTCTTCTTCAGCCATTTGTAGTCCTTAAATTGTTATTTACCGAAAGCTTTACCAGCTTCTGATATACCAAATGCACCTAATGTTACCACAACAAAAGATGTATAGATTGTTTCAGAAACTTTTAAATCGATATCCCATACTAATGCTGTAATTAAATCGGTAACACCGAAACACATCATTAAAAAGAATGATATAAATCCTATGATTGCTTTTTCGTTTAGGTCATTATTATCTAAAAATAAATCCATAAACTTTCTTTTACGAGGTCCTAATTGTTCTGCAGCAAGTCTAGCTTGCTCTTTCATATCTTTAATCTGGTCCTCTTGTTCATCAAGCTTTTCAATCATAGCCATATACTTATCTAAGTCTATTTCTACTTCGTTTCTGCTGTTGTCTTGGTTTTCAGCCATTATCTTCTCCTCGAATTCATTTTCTGAATTCTTTCGTTTTCTTCTTTAATGTGCTCTTGTAGTAGAGATAAATAAATCTCCCTCTCCCACGGCACCATACTTTCTATTTCTGTTAGACTGTATTTGTGATGTTGCATTAATGCAAAATTAGTTTGGTAAAAATTCTCCAAACTCTCATGCGAGAGGCTTATGTAAAAAAACTATTCAGTCCTCTTAATTCAATCTCTTGTTTCTTACCACATTTACAATCATAATCAGCCTTATAATAAACTGCAGGTACTTCTTGCAAGAACATTTGTATTTTCTTAAATTGTTCACTGCTTAAACTTTCAACAAAAGAACTAAGTTCTTCTGGTGTTTCAGTATCTGCATCGTATACATTATCGTTATCAAATATCGAATCTATACATTTCACTATTAAATCCATAACGCCTTCAATAGAGGCCAATTTTTCCATATCCATAGAACTAATTAGTTCCAATGATGGATATTTCATTTCAACCCCAACACCTGATTCTTTATCAAGTAATATTGTACGCTCTTGTTCTTGATTTATTATCACAATATCGTCAACATTAATTGATACCGGTGTAAGTTCTTTACAATCTTCTTCTTGGCATTTAATCTGTATGTTCATATTTTCACCTACAGATTTTGCTCTTAATTGTAAAAACAAATATTCAATATCAAATACAGTTAAGGAATCTAAATCTTTTAAATCGTAACACGATACGATTATATCCCTTACTGCCCTACTTATTTGCTCAGCATCATTTGATTCTAACGCAATCATCAATACCTTTTCCTCTTTTACAAGAAAAGGTCTCATAGTAATTTGTTCTTGGGTAGATGGTAATGTAACCATATACTGAGGAACATTTAATTTTGGCAAAGCCATAATATTCTCCTATATTATATTAATTAGGTTAGTATATCCAAGGCTGCTCCAATACGGCTTAACGCACTACTTAAAGGTCCTTGGATTT